TAAACCAGAAATTACGTGTTACTTTATTAAAAGCGAGCGAGATTATGATAGAGGTCCAATTAAAAAGGAAACCCAAGGGATTATTCCAATTGTCCTTCAGCACCTATTAGATCAAAGGTCTGCAACAAAAAGATTAATGAAAAAAGAAAAAGATGAATTTAAATATAAGGTCTTGAATGGTTTACAGTTAGCATATAAAATAACCGCGAATTCTGTATATGGTCAATTGGGAGCAAAAATGAGTACTATTTATAAGAAAAAAATAGCAGCTTGCACGACTTCGATTGGAAGGACACATATTGAGGATGCGAGTAATGGTGTTAAGGAATGGGCTGAAAAGAAGGGACTCAATGAACCCGAAATAATTTATGGGGACACGGATTCTGTATTTATTAAGTTTTCAAGAATAATGGATAATGGGAAAGAATTAAAGGGGGAAGAAGCATTAAAATATTGTATTCAATGTGGAATAGATTCTGGTAAATATATAAGTGAAACCATACTATCAAAACCCCAGGAATTAGAATATGAGAAAACGTTCTTTCCTTTTATCTTAATATCGAAAAAGAGATATATTGGTGATAAATATGAAAGTGTTAAAGATGTAGACGATAAAAAATATGAAAGGACATCCATGGGTCTCGTTACAAAAAGAAGGGACAATGCTCCGATAGTAAAATATGTATTTGGAAATATAATTGAAAAATTAATAATTGATCGTAAATTTAATAAAACCATGAAATGGTTAGATAAGACGTTGGATGATATTAGAAAAGGTTTATTTAATTCAAGTTATTTTATAATATCAAAATCATTGGGATCTAATTATGTCAATCCTCAAAGTATTGCTCATAAAGTTTTAGCTGATAGAATTGGTGAAAGGGATCCTGGTAATAAACCAAGGGTAAGTGATAGGATACCATTCATGTATAAAGTAATTGATGAATACGAACACAATGGATTTACAACTGAAATTAAACGAGTTAATAATGGGTGTACCAAGGCAGGTAAGGAAAAATTTAAAAATGTTAAAATTCAAGGGAAACCGAAATATAAAAAGAGAAAAATAATCCCAGGTGATAGAATTGAAACACCTGAATATATTCAAGTTAATAAATTAGATATTGATTATTCATATTATATATCAAATCAGATTATGAATCCGGTTCAACAGGTATTAGAATTAGATTCAAGATATAATAAAGGGATATTTGAAAAATATATAGATTCAAAAGAAATTTTATATAATAAATTGAAAATTAAATATAATAATTAATATTATGATTAATGATATTTATCAGATGGGTGGTGGAAATGATAACACCGTTAAATCGTTTATATTTGTAGTTATATTTTTTATGATAAAAATACTATTGGTTCAATGGTCTTATAATACAATATTTCCTTTATTAAGATATAATTTTGTGGGTAATTACAGAGAAGAATATGAGTTTAAAAAATTAACATTTTTTCAATCAACAATTGTTGTAATATTATTTAATAATTTATTTGTGTTTTAAACAAAAAAAAAATCTATGTATATATTATAAATGGGAGGAGGATTAATGCAATTGGTCGCATATGGCGCACAAGATATCTATCTTACAGGTAACCCACAGATTACTTTCTTCAAAGTAGTATATCGTAGACATACTAATTTCTCGATGGAATGCATCAAACAATCATTTGATGGGACTGCTGATTATGGTAATCGCGTTACTTCTACTATTACTCGCAATGGTGATTTAGTTAGTGGTTTATATATTGAACACGAACAAACCACTGCTAATGTCGGTTATTGTAATAATTTTGGACATGCTTTATTAAGAACAATGGAAGTCGAAATAGGTGGACAATCAATAGACAAACAGGATGCTAGATGGTTATCGCTTTATTCTGATTTAACTGAATCAAATCCATATGGTATGTGTGGTGATTTTGCATCTCCAGATTTCGGGACCGGGTCAGATGGTATGAAATATTCACTTACGAATGGTAGTCTTCTAATCGATATTAGTGCATCCAAGACTGATAGGACATTCGCAACCTCTGCCTCGCTCAGCGCCAGTGATGTCTTCCAAGTTCCGTTTTTTAATTCGAACTCTGTATTCATTAAACCCGGTAAATATATGGGTGGCACGAGATATCAAAAAATGTCGGGGACTGGTATTGGCAAATTAAATAATAATAAAACTACAACGGCTTCGGATGCGGTCTCGGCAAGTCTTATTGGAACTGCATTTTTCAATAGCACAAGTGGAGATATAGATACAATTAATGGTACTTTTGGGGAGACTAAGGAAACCACCCTGGCGGGTGGTAGTGCTTCTATGAGTGCAGCATGTGATAACGCAGGAGTCGCACTTGATAATAAACACTATTTATCATTCAATAATACATTAAAAAAAATATTAATACCTTTACGTTTCTGGTTTTGTAAAAATCCAGGTCTTGCATTACCTCTAATTGCCCTCCAATATCATGAAGTAAAAATTATTATACAATTTGAAACAGAAGCTAAATTAATCGTAGGTAACGCTGCAACTCCAACGATTAATTTGTGGGCTGATTACATATATTTAGATACCGATGAAAGACGTAGATTTGCTCAGATTTCCCACGAATATCTAATAGAACAGGTCCAAATCCAAACTGGTACTTCATCCGATAAAACTCAAAAATTAGTATTCAATCACCCCGTTAAAGAATTAGTATGGTGTTATTCAAAGGAGTCAACTAATACTCTAGTTCAGAGTGCATCTTATTCTGCTATACAATCAACACTGGCAACCCCTGTTGGGAATAATATTAATGCAGAATATAAATTACAATTAAATGGTCAAGATAGATTTGAAACTAGAAGTCAGGAATATTTTACAAGACAACAAATATGGCAACATCATACAGGTTGGGGTTCACCTATAGCAGATGATGGTATTTTTGTGTATTCCTTTGCCCTTAAACCAGAAGAACATCAACCATCTGGAACATGTAATTTTTCAAGAATAGATAGTGCTATTTTAGAAACTGTTATGCAACCTTCAAATAAATTTTCTATTACAGAATTTCAACCAGGCGGAACGAGCGGGTACGATACAATACATATTTATGCAGTCAATTACAATGTCCTTCGTATTATGAGTGGAATGGGTGGTTTGGCCTATTCGAATTAATTGAGTTATATAATTGAATTATATAATTGAATTATTTAAGTTAATTTCTTTAAAATTTTTTTCTATGTTATATTATAAAATGGGAGGAGGATTAATGCAACTGGTCGCATATGGCGCACAAGATATCTATCTTACGGGTAACCCGCAGATTACTTTCTTCAAAGTTGTCTACCGCAGACATACTAACTTCTCGATGGAATGTATCGAGCAGACTTTCAGTGGAACCCCGGCATCTGGTGGAAATGTAACGGCTACTATTTCCCGCAACGGTGATTTAGTATACAGATTATATTTAGAAACAACTTTAATGAATTTAAGTCAAAATAATGCTGGGAATGCTATGATTGATTATGCTGAACTAGAAATTGGTGGTCAACAGATTGATAAATTATATGGTCATTGGATGGAAGTTTGGGCTCGCCTCACTGAACCCAATCCGTCGCGCACTATTGTGACTGCTAATGCTTCTATGGTTGGGGCATTATTGACCGCGGATGACGCCGAGAATGGTTCCTCGGTGCGCGTTGCCCCGACTAAATACCAGCAAATGGCGGCATCTGGTGGGGTGATCGGTGCAGCAGTGGCATCAAATGTTGCTGTTCCGTTCCCATTCTGGTTTTGCAGACACCCCGGTCTCGCGATTCCTTTAATTGCACTTCAATATCATGAAGTTAAACTTAAAATCAAGTTCAGTTCAACCATGTATGGTAGCGCCCACGGGGGGACTCCTTCATTATGGGTTGATTATATCTACCTTGATACTGACGAAAGACGTAGATTTGCCCAGATTTCGCATGAATATCTAATTGAACAGGTCCAGCGATTCACAAGCACACGTAAGGCGGGGAGCACCACATTTGATTTAAATTTCAACCACCCGGTTAAAGAATTGGTGTGGGCCGATCAAGGCACATGGGAAAGTGGATCGGGAGTTGGTGGCACCCTGATACAAATGGGTTTAGCAACTTCACAAGTTTCTCTTAAATTAAATGGACACGATAGATTTAGTGCCAACAGAGAAGAAACTTATTTCACCAGACAGCAAATTTGGCAACATCACACTGGACCCGGCAATCTTTACTCCAGTGTGGAACTTGGAGACAGTATTGGTGTTTACTCGTTTGCCCTTAAACCTGAAGAACACCAGCCTTCTGGGACGTGCAATTTCTCTAGAATTGATAGTGCTCGTTTGAGTTTCACCAGTGGTATCAATCAAGAAATGGCAATTTACGCAATCAATTACAATGTCCTTCGTATCATGAGTGGTATGGGTGGTCTTGCCTACTCGAATTAAATTCATTTAAATATTTAAGTTTATTTTTTACTATACTTTTCAATTATCATAATAATACAATTATGAATGCGGGAAATAAAGGGTTAGCTAATTTAGGAAATACTTGTTATATGAATTCAATTATTCAATGTATTAGTCATTTATTAGTATTCCATCCAAGTAATATTAAATTGATGGAAGAATGTTCAAAGACTTGTCATTTACCAAAATACAAGTTAATGGAAGTTTGGTTATCATTAAATAAACAATTATGGACAAATAATGGAAACGTTATAAATCCAAATGATTTCCTAGAAGTTTTCATTGAAATAATTAAAGAAAAAAAATTATGTTTTGATAATTTTGAACAAAATGATACAGAAGAATTCTTAACATTATTATTTGATATGCTTCACGAAAGTATTTCCAGGAAATCAACTATGAATATAAAAGGAAAACCTAATACAACATTGGATAAAATTGCCATTAAAAGTATGAAATCTTGGATTGATTTTTTTGAAAATAATTATTCATATATAATTGAAAAATCTTATTCCCAATTATTATCAGTTACAAGTTGTCCTAAGTGTAATTACTCAACACTAAGTCATGACCCAATTATGATATTACAATTAGAAATGAAAACACATTGTAAAACAATTGAAGATTGTTTAAATGAATTTACAAAAATAAATATATTAGATGATACTAATCTATGGAAATGCGATAGATGTAAAGAAATGGTAAATTCAGAAAAAAAAATAACATTATGGAATACATCGGATATTCTTATAATACAACTAAAAAGATATAATAATTTTTCCAAAAATAATGCATATATTAAGTATCAAGAATATTTAGATATATTACCATACTCTAAAGATTATAATGAAAAGGGTTCATTATATAAATTAATAAGCATTAGTATACATAGTGGATCACTTGGGGGGGGTCATTATTACGCGGTTTGTAAAAATGAAATAGATAATAAGTGGTATAATTATAATGATACAGGTGTAAGTGAATCACCCAATCCATTTAATGAAAATCCATATTGTTTATTTTATAAACGAATAACTAATTAATCATATTCTAACCCATTTCGATTTAGTATTTCGCCATGTATTACCATCTTTCCCCTCCATAACGACACCTACTTTTGTACAATGCGAACAGTATCCATTCCCTTCAGGTGATTCTCCAGATATTTTATATGAACTTTTTTTATTACAATTACACTCTCCTTTTAAAATAGTTCCACCGCGGACCCTTCTTTTGGAGGTTTTTTTTCTTGATTTTCTCCTCGTTGTTCTTTTTGTTTTTAAACTTCTTTTTTTTGTTTTTTTTTTCTTCCCCATACCACCAAAAATTGAAAATGGAACGGCACCACCAAGTTGGACAAATGACATCATAATATATCAAATATATTCTTCTTCATGATATTCATATAATTCATCATCAGCATCTAATAAATATTCAGTATCATTAATATAAACATGCCTTGAGATAAAATTCATGAAACTATCAGATGTATCTTTTTTATTATGAAATAACATAGAACCCATTGATTTAGAATATTCTTTAAAATAAAGAAACATATTAAGTATTGTTTCACCACATGTCAATTCAAAAAATTCTAAATCATAACTTAAATCTTCACCTATATTTTCTTTCGGATATTTTTGAATTTGCCAATCCGATTTATCAATATTTACTGGGTAAACATATTCGTTATACATCATATCAGATAATATATCATATAAATGGTCATAATCCATCATAATATCTATGTTTTTATCATAATATATCCATTCAATAATAGTATCATAAACCTCATCTACTATATCTGTATTTTTGCGAATCCACGCTGGTTTGGGTATTTTTAAATTGGGAATCATCGATATTTAATCAATTTATTAATATTTAATCAATTTATTGTATATTATGAATAAAAATATCTATATTAAACATATGTATATATATTCAGAAATCATATTTATAATATTAATTTCAACTATATATGTAGTATCCCTTGTAACTATATCTCCAATTATAGATCATATTTTTTCACCCCTTGATAAAAAAGTATCAAATGTAAAAATATTAGGTGAAATTATTATACAAATGGTAATTCTTGGTATCGCGTTGCATTATTTCCATAAACTTATAATATGGAATATTATTAATTTTATTAATATTAAAGAATTAAAAACTTTTGATATAGTCATTGGATTTGTTATTTCGGTGTCTTTAATTGGATTACAAAGTAATTTACATAATAAATTAATATATATTACGTATGAACATCCATTTAGATTATTTTAGAATTAATACGTTATCCAGTGAACAGGTATCAAAATAATAAGCATAATTGCAAATGATATCATATTTATTTGTAATTCTTTCACATTGTTCATGATATTACCACTTTTCCATGAATTACATTTATTTATTGTCATCATAAATCCAACAAAATTAGTTGATATAAATACTAAGGATAGTATAGCAATTGTAAATAAATGTCTTATCAATTGATTGGGTTCATTTAACCCAGTTGGTAATATTAATCCACTGAAAACAAGTAAGCAAAAGTATTGCCATATACCTAGTATAAGGATTTCTATTTTTTTAAACAGATAATTATTATTCTGTGGTCCTTTGAATAATCCAAGTATGTTAGACCTTCGAATAGCATCCATTGAAGTAAATATAGTGAAACATATTAATGTAAATATACTTAGAAATACAGTACTCCCTGGTTCATAATAACTGGAAATATTTATTATATCTGATTTACATAATAATGATATAGAACTAAATACCCCGAATGCAATTAAATAATTCATACCAACTTCATTTATTTCTTTTTCTTTTTGTACTTCTTGTTCTTTCGGCATATCAGATAAATGTTTACCATTGATACCTAAAAAAATCATTGATGTTATAATAGCTACTACTAATACTCCAATCATTAGGCGATGTGATTTAGAATTACTTAATTTAACTGCATACAATACAGTAAATATCCCTGTCACAACCCCCGATATAATTGGCCAAGTCAAGGCTTTATTTCTGGCATAAACACCAAATACTGTATAACAATATATTATATATGAAATAATCACTGGTAATATTAAATAATCATTCGATAGCATTATATTATTATAAATATTTAAAATTAAAAATATATTAATACTACAATGGATTTATTTATTAAACCAGATAATGATGATATTAGAAATTTATACAGAAACCATACTCATTATCACGAAGGAGATTCAGGATTAGATTTATTTTGCCCTGAAAATATAACAGTATTACCAGGAGAAACGATTGCAATTAATTATATGATTAAATGTGAAACAAAAAATGAAAATGATAGACCTGTGTCTTATTATTTATATCCAAGATCATCAATATCAAGAACACCACTTAGAATGTCAAATAGTATTGGAGTAATTGATGCGGGATATCGTGGAAATATAATAGCAATGGTAGATAATATTAGTGCCGTAGAATATAATATTCAAAGGGGGGATAGATTATTTCAAATATGTTCACCCACATTATCTCCGATTAAAATGTCTTTAGTTGATTCTCTATCTGAAACTTCTCGGGGTGGCGGTGGATTTGGGAGTACAAGTTAAATAGCGTGTTTCTTAATCATACTATTAGATTTAATAATATATGGTTCATAAGATTTTATTAAATTATGTTTATTATTATCCCTAAACCATAATTTTAAGATATTAAATTCTTTTTTTGGTGTAATTGATATTCCAGTTAATTCATTATAATCACTTAAATTTAAATGAATATTTTCAGTAATACATTCTAAAAAAATATCATTCCAACATTTTAGTATGTTTGAACTATTAATTCTATAAGAAATACAATATCCATTGCGATTATCCGGATCTTCCCATGTTGGGAAAATATTCTTTCTCATTATGAAAAACATCGTATTTTTAAGGTGTTCGTTTGTTATTTCTTCTGATAAAATATCTATAAAATCT